ATATTGTCAGAATGCATAATCAAACAAAAATACAGTTTGGTAGGAATTTACCTGCCGTCGATGTCGACAAAAAACGAAAGCAAAGAGCTGGAGCTCGCCAAGCGGTCAAGGAAGATGGGTTGGAATCCAATAATTTCACTACCTATGACCACGAGGTTAAATTCGAGAACATAAAAGCACGGATCAATGTGTGCCGCGTCAAAAATGACGACCCAGAGACAGGAGTCGGGGTCGCTAAAGGCGCCATATTGTCCGGTGTTCCACTCACTGTTCCGTCTAATACGGCGGCCAGTACCACGCAGGCAATGAAGAAAAGGTGTGATTATAAACCTTCTCTCAAGAATATTGACTCCTTCAGGCGTGGGCATGAGGTTCTCATGTCCAAGTTTGATCAGTTGGAGACAATTCGAGTTGACAAAGATCTCATGGATGAGTACTTTGCAACATGTGAGACTGGCAAGGCGCGTAGGTTGTTGGAGGCGTTGGATGGTTCAGAATTGAAGAGTGAGATGGACAGGAAACATGTGTTCGCGAAACAGGAAGTTCTCCTCAAGGACCATAAAGCACAGCCACGCATTGTATATCAAGGACCGGATATGTACAATGCATTGACTGGTCCTGTGGTGATGGAGCTAAACCGCAGGATGAAAGATGTCTTTTCTCTCCGGAACCCCAAGAATACCGGTAATATCGCACTTTATGGGTGTGGCATGAAAGGGGAGGAGTTGGGAGACATCTTGGAACAAGCTAAGGGTTTACCAGTGGAGAGCGACGCAAAGAACAACGACGGTAGTCAACCGAAAGAAATACGCAAGTACGAAGCGATGTTTTATCGAAAATTGGGAGCTCCCGATTGGTTTGTTCGTGAGTTTGCGTGTACGACGAAGATTCAAGTGTGGACCAGGTATGGTATCTGCGCTACAGTCGAGGGTCAGCGTTGGTCCGGTAAGACAACGACGACCACCGGAAATTCGTACACGCATATGGCGCTTATGCAGGCTGCGCTGGAGCGCGCCTCCATTGAGCAAAGCACGAACGTCCACGGTGGAGACGATTACTTGGGGTATGTCCAGGGTGACGTGAATAAGTTCAAGGATGAGATTGAGAAGGTCTTCGATGACACGGTATGGTCGCGGAGGTCGTTCCTCAACTTTCACGTCATTATGCTACTTTTTATCGTAAAAGGTATGTCCAGGGCACCATTGGTTGTCGTCCGGTCCCACAATTCGGGCGTGTGTTGTCAAAATTGAACCTGCGACCAAATAGGAATCAGCAGGTCAATGATAGGGATTACATGGCAGGCAAGTATTTGTCTGCCGCGTATGAGCATCGGCACACACCCGGGCTAAAAGAGTTGTTGGTCGAAACCTCGAGACGCCTATCTGATAACCCCTATCTCGACGTAAGGACAAGCAAGTTGAAAGAGATGGGGGGACGTGAAAACGTCCAGCGAATAGTGGAGAGGGCTTCAACGCATTCGATCGCTGATTTTACTGACTTTTTGCAAGAGGTGTATGGCATATCTTATGACGATCTTTTCGATGTTTACGAACGTATGGCCCAGTCATGTTTGGACTATTGTGACGGGTATACATACGTCGGGAAAGACGGCAAAGTCAAAAATAAGTCAAATAACAGTAAGTACATTGCACCCAAAATGTGCGGCGATACTGTGGAAGCTCTCGTCCGGCTGGATGTCGGATGAGCAACAATTCCGTTCCGCTTGGGATATGTGAGTAGTAAGTAACACAGACCCAAC